TCCATGACGAGTGTTGAGTAACAGAGATTATGCGCCATCATGATACTTGGATATAGACCTTCAAAATCCAGGGCTGTGATAGGTGTGTAATATGCACCTGATTGCGCTTCTAGCACAGTAGCCCCCACGTATCCCGTGTTATCTGTGTGACCATATTCATACGTAGGGACCTTAAACCCCATCTCACGAGCCTTTTTAGTCAACTGACTAAATACTTTTATTTGCTGCCCTCTCTCTACAAGATACGACAACGGTACCCACGTGGCTTTTGCCATCTCAAGCAAATTAACAAACGTACATAATTTATCCACAAGTCTATGAGGTAATAATGTATCTTTAATACAGTACTCAGCAACTTCCTTCAGCTTTACGGGATCTTCTTCTTCAAATCGACGAAACATTTCTTTTGGAGACATATCAATCTTGTTATCGCCGAGATACAATTTCGATACATTATCAAGTTTATAAGAGTCTAGTTTATATTCACGCTTTACTTCATGAAATAGATCGAAAATAAATCTTCCGGGCATAGGTACGAGTTTCAGCTCATTATCCCCGAGAGCGCTCGAGGAAAGCTTCTTCTTCAGTAGCTCGCACGTATAATTCTTGAGCTTACTCATCTGAAAGAAGATAAGTGGACAAACGTTATAAATCCCACGCTCTATAATATATTCCAAATCAAAACCAAAAATATTCCAACCTGTTATAATATCAATATCCTTTTCACGTAAATATTCACTAAAAGCCATTAGCATGTCTTTTTCCGTATTATACGATTTTATAATAGAACCTTCTAGATTGGTATCTGTTTGCTTGTAACAAAAACAAATTTTCTCGAATGGTTCGGAATCACCAAATTTCAGGAGCGATAGTGCGATCTGAAAGCATACATCACCGGGGACCTGTGGATCTGGAAACTTACCTGTTGAACTATAACATTCTATATCGAGTGAAGCCATAACAAAAGGTGCCGCATCTGTCGTTCCATGCGGTTTAAGGTGTTTCCAATTTGCGCAGTATAGATCAATGTCTACCAATGCATGAGAATCTTTTATACAACTAGGTCTACCGTTTTTATCCATTAAGCCTGTATCTACCCATCCAGTAGACTGAATACCTGTTCGGTGCATGAATCGTAAAACGGGGTCCAAATTAGCTTCGTATAGTCGCAAAGAACTTACAGCCTCGATTTTAGTCACCTCTTTTTTAGATCGCTCTAAAATTCCACGTAAATATTCAACCTGTTTGCTTCCAGCGAATCTTTCATGTTCCTCAGAAAGACGTCTAGTACGTTCCTCAGCTAAGGTAACATCGCATTCTTTTTGTTTCATCTGAGCCATAGCCCTTTTAAGGGTGTCTTTATTGGTCTTTCTCAACTTATTACTTATAAAACGTCGAGACAATAGGTTGTTGCATGTAACTTGAATAAAAGATCGTTTTTCATCGTTCTGAAATCCTTCCATGTCTCTCCCTTTAACTACATCACAACGAACTATATCCGGGCATATATCCGTCACGTGTTTAATTGTATCAGCCGCATTCATATTAGCAGGAACTTTCAGGAAGAAGTATGGTTTAAAGGGTGTAGTCACACATACAGATTTTCCCTCGATAGTTTTTCCAAACATCCTGATTATATGTTGGTGATCTTCGTCACGTGCATCCCATGTTAAAACATGGAACTGTACCATAATTCGTTATAGCGGTAAATTTTTAATATCATATACTAATAAATGTCAGCTGCTTTGATTGACCTCGTGTCAAAGGGAGCCCAGGATGTATTCATTACCGGGTCACCCCAAGTTTCATTTTTCCACCAAAATTATAAACGTCATACGAATTTTTCGATCAAGCCTGAGCGCCTTGATTACGTGGGTACATTTGGAGCCGGTAACGAAGTAGTAATTCCTCTTCGAACCAAGGGTGACCTTTTAAGTTACATATGGATTGAAGGTCCAGGGGTTTCATCCACCGGCGACAACGACAATGGATTTTTTGGTAGGGACGATCCCAGTACAACTGAGTTTTCTTTGTGGATCGGTGGTCAAGAGGTTACTCGCCTTGATTCTTTATTCATCCAGGGTGTACACAATTTACTGTACAAACAGGATCAGGCTAAGGCGTCATGCTCTGTAACTCTAGATGAAATTCCAGAAAATGCATATGGTACCACCACTGGTGGATGTGATCATTATGTCTTACCATTCTTCTTCTCAGAGGATTGGACCAAATCGCTTCCTCTCACCGCACTCCAATTCCATCAGGTAGAGTTACGCATTCGTTGCAGGTCTGGTATGACCCGTGCCGGTCTTGCTGCCCCCAAAGTTTACGGCACTTACGTATACGTAGATACTGATGAACGCGAACTTATAGTCAAACAGGACCACGAAATTCTTATTACACAGACACAATTTCAACCCATGACTCCCACAGACACCGACGTAGATCTAACCTATTTCAATCACCCTTGTAAGGCTGTTCACGTCGTATCGTCGGAGGCCGATAATCAGCAATGGGACACCAATTTCACATTCGATACTTCTACTTTATACATCAACGGAACCCCCCTATTTGAAGAGATGAGCGCGATTTATCATCACAACGTTGTTCCCGAGATGCATTGCACAGTGCTTCCTCCAGCTGCCTTAAGTACCGTGTCTACTTTTACATGGCCATTTTGTTTAACACTGAACCGATCGCAGCCCAGTGGTAGTTTAAATTTCAGTCGTATCGACAGCGCTAAATTGGTACTTAAAGGGGGTGCTAGGAATGGTACCATTGTACGTGCATATACAGTCAATTATAACATATTAAAGATAAAAGACGGTATGGGCGGAGTTGCTTTCGGTAACTAAATACTCATAGTTATTATATTATTTACGGTTAACCAGATGAACCGAAGCCACGGTTTCCGCGCTCGGTATCACCAATTGCCATAACTTCCTCGATGAGAGGGAGTTCACATTTTTCCATAATAAGTTGGGCAATCTTATCTCCCTTTTTAATTTCAAATTGTTGACCACCCTGATTAAACAGGATCACCTTTAGTTCACCGGTGTAATCAGGATCAATCACACCCGCCCCAGTCTGAATACCGAATTTTACGGCCAGGCCGGAACGGGGAGCAATTCTACCGTAACAACCCATGGGAATGGTAGCTGCAATACCGGTACTTACGATACCCCTCTCTAATGGAGGGATGAACATGTCGATGGTACTGTATAAATCATACCCGACAGATCCAGGGGAGGCCCGTGTAGGAATAATAGAATCATCTGATAGCTTTTTGATAAGAAGCTTCATCTATTATGAATACGTTCAAAATCTTTATGTATGATAATATATATGGATGAACGCATAATTGGTATCATTCTACTGATTCTATTAGTCATAATCTTTCAGATATTATGGTTCGAGACAGATGTCGACTTTTTGAATAGAACCGTCGGAGCCAAAAAGTTACTCGATAAACGTAATAAATATCAACGAATTCGTGTTTTAGACTATAACCTAAATGAATACGGTGTTGATAAATGTATGATTTTGGATAACGAAATTCAATTCTGTAAAGGGGAAGAATATGTTTATCACGAAATGATATCACATTTTCCTGCATATTACATAAAAAATCTGCGTCATGTTGTCATAGTGGGTGGGGGAGATCTCATGGCATTGAGAGAAATTATGAAATATAAGAGTGTCGAAAGTGTTACTGTACTTGAATTGGATAACGACGTTATTATAGCGAGTAAAAAATATTTTAAAGTCAAAACATATGAAAATGATTCTAGGGTTTCTATCAAAATAGGTGATGCATCCAAAACCATCCACGAACTCTCAAATGGAAAATACGATTTAATAATTGTGGATTCAACTGAAGACAATAATAATAATTCTCCTATAGAGACTAATAAATTTTTTGAAGCATGTAAAAGAAAGTTAACCTCAAATGGAATACTAATTAAAAATGGATTTATAAACAAAAATGATTCGATTGACGAACAAGAAAAAGTCAGGGAAATGCACACAAATTTACGGGAGGTATTTCAATACGTCGTATCATATTATGGGGAGATGTATACATACGGAAATGATAAATATGGATTCGTCATGTGCTCTGATTACAATCATAAACGTATGCGCAACAATGAATTACGATCGTTAAAACATAAATTAAAATATTACAAACCCGACAAGCAAAATAAATATATAGCCTCAATATAGGATGCATATCAGGGGATCTACTGTAGTTATATTAGCCATAGTTCTCGTTGTAATTATCAAACTTCACTTAATGCACAAACCAATGCACGTAGGAGTTCATTATATAGTGGACGTTAATAATGTACCAGGCGAATTGGTACATGATCATCAAGCACTTTTACGTATTTGTGAAGGCGCGTTACAATATTCTGAGTCAAACGTGTTGAATAAAATGATGCACGAATTTAAACCTCAAGGAATGACAATTATATATTTACTTGCAGAAAGTCACTTTTCTATGCACACGTGGCCCGAACATAAAAAGATACGTATGGATTTCTTTTCATGTACGAATGAAAGTCAGTGTACAAAAGCTTGTGAATATTTAAAACGAGCATTTGGTAATGCACACGTCTCTGTTAAAAAGTTGTATCGGTAAAATTTCTAAACATATAAGGCTCAATTATATTTTCATCTCTGAACGCA